TCGAGTTTAGGAGGTGTGCAGACTCCTCGTATTTGCACCAAACTGAATGATTTGCCGTCTAAAGGGCAAGAGATGATTGATTTTGCCGGACAACTTGGCATACAGCTGATGGATTGGCAAAAATTTGTTGTAATCAATGGACACAAAGTAAAGCCGGATGGTCGGTGGCATCATTCTGAGATAGGGATTTGCCTAAGCCGGCAAAATGGCAAAAGCACATTGATGATGCTTAGGATCTTGACCGGCATGTTTGTGTGGGGTGAAGGATTACAGCTTGCATCAGCGCACCGGCTTACAACATCACTTGAAACATTTCGGCAGATTGTTGGCTTAATTGAAACACATTCGGAACTTGAAAAAGAGGTTAAGAAAATCCGATGGCAACATGGTGCTGAGGAAATTGAGTTGTTTGGCAATCGCAGGTTTGTAGTTAAAGCTGCTAACAATGCTGCAAGAGGTTTGTCAAAGCCGGAAACAATTCATCTTGATGAGTTGCGTGAATACAAGGATGAGGATGCTTGGTCATCAATGCGATACTCAATGATGAGTGCTAAAAATCCGCAGGTTTGGGTTTATTCATCAGCCGGAGATCAGCATTCAATTATCCTCAACAAATTGCGTGAGAGGGCGTTGGCATCAGCTACGACCAACGATCCGATTGGTTGGTTTGAGTGGAGTGCTGAACCGGATGCGCCAATAACACTTCCGTCTGGCGAGATTAACTGGTCAGCATTTGCTCAAGCCAATCCATCTTTAGGCATTACCATTCACCCAGATAACATCTTGGCTGCAATCAATGATCCACCGGATATTGTGCGAACTGAGTTGCTCACGCAATGGGTTGATACGATAAACAGCGCAATTGATCCGCAAAAGTGGGCAATGTGCAAGATTGAGCCAATTCAACTAGATCCTGATGCTCCAACTTGGTTAGGGCTAGATTGCTCACCGGACAGGAAATTTGCAGCCTTAGTTGCAGCGCAACGATTATCGGGAGAAAGATTTTATGTTCAACTGCTTCACACTTGGTCAAATGATTACAGCTTAAATGATTTGGCTATTGCAAACGATTTAGCACCTTATGCACGCAAATACAATACTCAAACTGTTGCTTACTCAAAGCGAACCTCAGCAGCTGTGGCAAGTAGGTTAGTGCCAGCCGGTATTCCGATCACAGACATGGATGGAGCAATTTATGCCGAAAGTTGCGATCGGTGGCTTGGCGCAATCAACTCACACAGGTTGCAACATTCTGGACAAGAGGAACTAACACAACAAACCTTGTCAGCTGCAAAATTGCCTTATGGTGATGGATCTTGGATTATTGGTAGGAGAGCAAGCAGGGTCGCAGTTTGTGCAAGTGTGGCAACAGCATTGGTTTCATATTTTGCGACACAGCCAGAAACTGAGGTTGATATACAAATCGGATAATTAGGACATATGGTATATTATGTGCTAATGGGATTATTAGATAGATTTCGGACAAATCAACCAATTCAGGCAAGTGTAGATGTATCTGCATCGTATGCGCCTTACAATGTTCAAGCAGCTGTTGGTGGCGTGTTCTTTGGAACACAAACTGCAACTCGAGAGCAAGCAATGTCAGTTCCGGCAGTTGCTAGAGCAAGAAACATAATTTGTTCAACAGTTGGATCATTACCGATTGAAACTTACAATCATTTTACAAAAGAACATATTAGACCAACAAGAGTTTTGATGCAGCCAGATCCTCGCATTGCCGGATCAGCAATTTACGCATGGTTGGCTGAGGATTTATTATTTACAGGTTTTGCATATGGTCAGGTGTTAGATAGTTATTCCGACAGCGATGGCGCAAGAGTAAGAGCATGGACAAGAATCTCGCCAGATCGAATTACTTACCAATTAAATTACAATCAAACCGAAATTTTATTTTATAGAATAGATGGCGAGGAGTTGCCGCTTAATGGTGTTAATAGTTTGGTTGTATTTAATGGATTAGATGAAGGTGTGCTCAATCGTGCCGGTCGCACAATAAGAGCAGCACAGGAATTAGAAAAAGCAGCTGAGATGTATGCCAAAGAGCCAGTTCCAACAATGGTGCTCAAATCAAATGGCACAAACTTAACTCCAGAGAGAATTACAAAATTGCTTGAGAGTTGGAGAGCAAGTCGAGCAACAAGATCGACTGCATTCTTGAACGCTGATGTTGAATTGACTGCACTTGGCTTTGATCCACAAAAACTTCAATTGAATGAGGCACGCCAATATCTTGCAACTGAGATTGCAAGGGCAGTTGGCATTCCGGCTTCATTTGTATCTGCTGAAACTACTAGCATGACTTATAGCACTACTGTGATGGAGAGAAAAGCATTGATTGATTTTTCATTGCGACCAGTATTGACCGCAATTGAACAAAGGCTGTCAATGGCTGACTTTGTGCCAAATGGTGTTGAGGTCAGATTTGATATTGACGATTTCTTGCGTGGATCTGCATTAGAGCGTGCGCAAGTTTATGAAATCTTAAACCGCATTGGCGCAATGAGCGTTGAGCAAATACAAGAGGAGGAGGACTTGATCAGATGAGTAAAACATTAAAGATCAATTTTCCAATAACACTAACCGCAGCCGATAGTCGCAAGCGCACAATGTCCGGCACAATCGTGTCATTTGAGGAAAAGGGCATGACCAGCGCAGGTGCAACAGTATTTAAGAAAGGTAGCATTGATTTCTCAAAGCCTGTCAAATTATTACTTGAGCATGATCGCACACGACCAATTGGAAAGATGATTGATATTTCCGAAGATCCAAAAGGCATTTACGCAACATTTAAGATTGCCGGAACAATTGCCGGTGATGACAGCATGCTGGAAGCAGCTGAGGGTTTAAGAGATGGATTTAGCGTTGGCGTGGTCGTAGATGACTTTGATGCAAACAAAGGCGTAATGACAGTCAAAGCATCAAGATTGATGGAGGTCAGCCTTGTCGCTGAACCGGCTATTGACAGCGCAAGAGTTTCAGATATAGCAGCAAGTGAAACACCAGAAAATTCCGAAGCAACCGCTGAGGAGCAAACAAAAACACAGGAGGACATTGTGTCAGACACACAAACAGCTCCTATCGCCACCGAAGCGGTAGAAGCTACAAAATCAGAGCCTGTGGCAATACAGGCAACTCAACCAGTTGCTTACACAAAGCCACGCTCACCAATTAAAACACAAGCTCATTTCTTAGAGCATTCAGTCAAAGCATCACTTGGAAATCGTGATAGCGCAGAGTGGGTAGCACATGCAAGAGCTGAGGATGCAAAGATGCTGACAGCAGCTGATGACAGCTTCACAACTAACCCTGCATTTAAGCCAACTCAATTCATCACAACTGTTGTCGATACACAAATTGGCGCAAGAGGTGCAATTGATGCAATTGGAACTCGACCATTGCCAAGAGCCGGAATGACAGTATCATTTCCAAAAATTACAACTTCCGGATCTGTTGCAGAAACAGGTGAAGGTGCAGCACCATCCGAAACCGGAATTGTCAGCTCTTATGTCGATGCCACAGTCAAAGCCTACAAGGGCTTGCAACGCTACAGCGTTGAAATTCTTGACAGGGCAGATCCATCTTTCTATCAGGCTATGTTGGAAAACATGCGCCGAGTTTATGCGCAAGCAACTGAGGCTGCAGTTATTGCAGAATTAACATCAGGTGGAACACAGGCAACTGCACAAGCTGCTGATCTTGATGGAATTGTTGCTTATGTTAAGACTGAAACCCCTGCTGCATATCTTGCAACAGGAGAATTGGCAACACGCTACATTGCTGGAACATCACAATGGGGATTACTAATTGGAGCGCAAGACAGCCAAAAGCGACCAGTATTCTCAGCAGTTAATCCACAAAATGCTGCTGGAGCAGCCACACCATTGTCATTGCGTGGAAATGTTATGGGCTTAGACCTATATGTTTCAAACAAGGCAGTTTCAACATCAATTGATGAGAGCGCATTTATTGTTGTGCCATCAGCTGTTGCAATCATGGAAAGTCCGGTTCTACAACTATCAACTAACATCATTACAACTGGCGAAATCGAAACAATGCTTTACGGCTATCTAGCTGTCAAGACACTTGTTGCCGGTGGCGTTAGACGCTACAACCTAACCTAATAAGGGTCATGCCTGTGGTTGCTCCCGACCACAGGCAGTTGCTCTAGGGAGATCTAAAGGAGATGACATGCCAACCATAATCACAGCTGCACAGTTGAGATCTGTGCTTGGTGTGTCATCTGCCTTGTATGACAACACTTATCTTGAACAAATTATCAACACAGCCGAAACAGTTGTTTTGCCAATGCTTGCACAATATAAGAGTTTTGTGCAAAAGACTTCATTGACAGATAATGTTGCAACATTTACAACTTTAGGAACACATGAATTTACCGAAGGACAATCGGTCGTTATTGCAGGATGCCTTAGCCCATACAACGGAACTCGCACAGTATTGGCTGGCGATCTTACAGATACTACCTTTACAGCAGCGATCACAAATGCAAATGTATTGGAGGCTAATGTCATCCCATCCGGAACTGCTACCTTATCAAATGCAACGACTTATGTTGGAAACGCAGCAGTCGAAAGCGCAATCTACACAGTATCAGTCGAAGTCTTTCAAGCAAGATTAGCCGGTGGTGGTCAAATTGAAGGTGTAGATTTTACTGCAACGCCTTTTCGTATGGGCAGATCATTATTTAATAAATGTGTTGGATTATTGGGATCTTATATTGATCCTGAAAGCATGTGTCAATAGTGCCAGCCTCAACAATTCTTTCAGCAGTTCGCACACCACTTGCCACAGCTTTAGCAACTGTGGCTGGCAATGTGTATGCTTTTGTGCCTGAGAGTGTAATCCCGCCCGCTGTTGTAGTTGTGCCGGACAGTCCTTACTTAGAATTAGAAACAATAAACAAATCTACTATCCATGCAAAGATCAATTTTACAATATCAGTTGCAGTTGCATATAACAGCAATCCTGCATCCCTCGACAACATCGAGCAGTTAATAATGAGTGTTCTGGCAGTTATCCCAACCGGATATGTTGTCAGCTCGGTCGAAAGACCAACAGTATCGCAAGTTGGAGCATCGACTTTGCTTATCGCAGATGTTCGAGTTTCTACCTACTACACACAAACCGCATAAGGAGAAATCATGGCAACCACAGTAATTACCGGTCGTGATATTTCGTTGTCTTTCACAGGTGGAACAGACATCGAAGCACAAGCGACTAACGCAGTATTAACAAAGGTTAATGAGCGACAGACCTATCAAACACTTGATGGCGAGGCTTACAAAACCACAAACATTTCTGGAACATTCCAATTGGATATGTTGGCAGATTGGGGCAAGGCAAGCTCAGTTTGTGAGGCTTTATGGACAGCTGCTGAAACAGCACCAGACACAGACATTTCAATCACACTTACCTCAGCAACTGGAGCGCAATTTGTGTTTCCAGTAAAGCCTGAGTTTCCAACAGCCGGAGGATCTGGAGTAGATGCGCAAACTGTGTCATTTACATTTAAAGTTTCAAAGGGTGAAGTAACAGAAACATTTAGTTAAAATCTAACAACGGGAGCAAAATGAAACTACCAATTACAATTGAATATAACTCAGGCGAGCAAGCAACATATATTGCCCAACCGCCTGAGTGGGCGAAGTGGGAAAAGCAAACCGGACATACGATCGGACAAGCTAAAGAAAAAC